TTTTGAACTGAGAAGGCAGAACGTACATATTTATAGGCCGCCCCGCGTTAGGTCCATCGGCCGGAGAAGTGCAATAGTCGTAAGCGTTACCAGTAATTAAAAGATAACCGGCCAGCTGCTCTATAAAATCGAACTTGCTTTGCTCTTCGTTGGGTTCGTATATCAGGTCTAAAGCCGGGTGATCTAATTCTACTTGCTCCCCTTGTACGTTCTCGATTAGTTTAACATCCAGCGCGGCGGTCTTTTGGGCTATTGCACTTACTACGGCGAATACATCGGGGTTTCTTGCGTACCCTTGTTCTACGTAGTTCTGTACGTTATCATCGTTCCAAATTGGCCCCCTGCCCAGGTAGGAAAGTGCGGCAAAATACTTGTTAGTGATTCTTTCGGCCTCTTCAATTTGTTGAAGGGTTCGCGCTGGTGCGAATCCAATAGCCTTCTGTAGCCGTTGTAAAAAGGTCATATATATACTTCCCTGGGTTTAACGCTGTTCGCGTATAGTATCGCATCCATCGAATGGTCGAAGGCATCTATCGGCCGCTCTGGACTACGGGGCTTACCGTCTTTGTCCATTTCCCAAGCGTACCAAGTAACCTCTTCCCAGATGTTTCTACTATTCGCAGTTACAAAGATACTTAACCTCTTAAGGTCTAAAATCGCATGGCGCTTGTAGTCTTTAGACTTCTTTACGCCGATTGCTTTAAAGCCGTAGCGCTTAAGCTCGGTAATACTTCGCGGCTCGGCGCTATCGCATATAAGGGTGTCCCCCCCGTCTATTCCCGCCTTTCTCATCCGGTCGGCTAAGAGGTCCAAGGTTAGGCCCTTCTCGTATACTATCTCTTCCACGTATCGGCGGTCGTTCTTACGGCCCAGCTTTACTACACAAGTCGGGTCATTGGTGAACCCAAAGTCAACGCCGTAGGTAATGGAACTGCACTCTGCCCAGTCTATTTCTTGGACCTTCTGCCAGGTAGTGTATATCTGTCCCTTTCTTCCTGCTGACCTTTTGCCCTCGCCGTATACCTTCCAGTAGTCGGGGTCTACGTCCTTAAAGCGTTCTATTTCGGCCCTGACCACATCGGACAAGTGCGGATTATCCTTGTAGGTAGTTATTAGGGTTTCGCAGTCTTTCCGCGTTTGTACCTCGTCATAAATCCAGTGCATCGGATCGGACGGGTTAAAGTCGATAACCGCGCAGGCCGTGGTCCTAAATAGCATTTGGTTCCAGCCTTCCAGGGTTATCTCGTTGCACTCGTTAATAAACAGCAAGTCCCTTTTACGCCCTCGGACCTTTTGCGGCTGGTCTAATGAAATAAACTCTATTAAGTTGCCTTCCAGTAGGTAGGTACTCTCGGTCTTGTTGTGGTTCTCTACCCGGTAGGCGTCAAAGCTGTTTAGTATGTCTATGAAGTCCCGAAGCACGGACCCACGTATAGCTGGATAGGTTGCCCTGGCTATGGTTATGACCATTCCCGCGTTAGGGTACTTGTAGCAAAGCTCTATAAGAAACTGTATAGCGCTAAAAGTCTTACCCGATCGCGTACCCCCTTGTAAGACCAGTATACGCTTGGTTAGGTAGTTGTCGCGTAAAAACTTGAGGTTAGGATTTACCTTCATTATCCAGCATCCACGGCGGTACTATCTTTTCTACGCTGTCTATGTTCGCCTCTATCTTCTGAGTAGGTAGCCCCAGCCTATACTTAGCCCATAGCTCTATAGCCCACTTCTCGCCCTTCTTTACCGCCTTACCTAATTGGTCCAGCGCCTCGTCATCAAACAAGCCCACGCGCTCTAATAGCTTCTGAGCATCCGGCTTCTTACGGCCGTCTATGCCCTTGGCTTTGGTGCTATGGCCTCCATTGTTTGCCCTCTTATCCAACTTTAATAGAAATTAACTTTTAATCCTACAAAGTTAGGCGTAGTCTTCCACTATCTCTAAAATCCGGGGTATACGCGCCGCCCATCTATGATACTCATACGTATAGTCTGCTACTTGTTTGGGGTTCGGCATCTCTTCGGTCCAATGGCCTGGGTAGCCTATGAAGCTCAAAGGGTGTTCGGCTGTTATGTCCGTTTCTCCCATCTGGCAAATGATCGCCCCGCAAGCCTGCGCCCTTATTACCCTATCCGAATAAAATAACGGCCGGTCGAAGTGGTCAAGGTTCAAGGCCCAGCGGTTTGTATTGTAAATAATGCGCTCGGTCTTAGGTGTGGTCCTTCCGTTCTTGTTCTTTGGCCAGTTACCGCCGAATACTCTTAGGCCCTTCTCTCGGTATTGTGTTACTACCTCTTCGCGCCTTGCACTCTCTGGGAATCTGTTTCTGTAATTGTTGCCTAAGAATACTACGCCCTCGGTCCTTCGCTCCCTTCCGTCCAAGTAGTATACATCAGGATCGTACCCTATTTGCAAGTAGTCCGCTGGTAGTCCCTTCTCTTTGAACTTGTCTATGTCGGTGCCATTGGTAAACAGTGTTACGTTAAAGGCGTCCCCCAGCTCTAAATACCAGTCTATATTTTCTCTTACATCCCCGGTCCAGTTGATGACTACGCAGCCCATTTCTCTAAGGCTCTCTACTAACCGGGCTTCTACTATACCGGGAGTTTGTATCTGCATGAAGACAACATCGGGTAGAAAGCTCTGGGCTTCCTTTAGGACCATCTTAGTAAGGTAGATCAGTTGGGCGCTCGGTATCTCTCTCCAGTTTATCCGGTGTACATCATGTCCTAACCCTCTCAGGGCTTTGTCTATTTCGGGGCCTCCCAGCCCTACGTGTAGTACTCTCATAGCTGTATTGGTCTTAAAAGTTTGTACGGTCCGGGTATCTTTTCCTTTTCTCGGTCGTACGTTCTGAATTTACTTTCGTGTTTATGGTAGGTCTTTATAGATAGGCAGGGGTTAGTTATCGCGTACCCGGCTTCCCATATCTCGTAAGCTATCCGGTTATCACATCCAGCAACGCCCAGGCGGAAGTCTATTGGCTGCTTTAGTAGTCGGTCTTTTACAGACCCCTTAAATATCCAAACATCCTGAGACCACCAAGGCCGCCCCCATAGTTTGCCCCTTTCGTATCTCGTTAGTGCGTAGCAGTCGTTAGGCTGCATCTTGTCGCAGAGCTTTATACTGTCATCGAAGTATATATCTGAATTGGCCACTATGTTAATAGCATCCTCAGAGCAAAGGGTAAAGAGGTCTTTATACGTTGGTCGGCCCTTAGGCATTAGGACCGTATCGAACCGCTCCCGGTTTAGGCGTTCGCAGTACCTCAGCTCTTCGTTTCTTCTTGGCTCTGGTGCTTCCCAATAGGGTGTGATTAGTTGGTATTTCATATCACTCTAAGACGTTTACAGCCCTTCAGATAGTACCCGCCCTCAAACAGCTGGGCTATAATCTCAAGCCTCCGTATTTGGTTTACGCTTAAATCGTGCTGGTCCAGGTCCGCTAATCTATCGTCCGTTTTGCCCGGTCCCTTAAATAGTGCCGTATGTACTTCTTGCCGGAAGTCCTCGTATAGCATTATATGAGATATCGGATAGGTTAGAAATTCTTTAGGGGTCATTTTAAAGGCCCGCCAAGCTCTGCAAGCTGTTAGGTACATTTGAAGGCGTCTATGTTCCCTAAAGTTCACAGAACTAAGCTACTAATTTCGGCGGTCGTATAAGCTCAGGGTAGGAAGGTTGCCTATTTGGTCATAGTAGGCGCACATAATAGCCGCCTTATTTATTACCTCCGGGTCCTCTTTTACCTCGCCCCTTGTATTCCGTGCCTTTATTACTTCTTCCCAAGCCCCTGGGTTCATATTGGCCATGTCCTTAGCGCTGACCTTTTGTACCCAGTAGTCGGTAGGTTCGGTCGGTAGGCTTATACCGTAGTCCCGAGCCGTTACCCAGGCGGACCAGAGTTTACGCGCTATTATGCTGCTTTGCTTATTCCCTTGTATGGAGCTACGGAATACGTTTAACCCATTAGCTAAGGCTTGTACTGCCTCGCTGTGCTTCTCTTCCCTTGTAAATTCTTTCTTTACTGCCTTCGGTTTGTCCTTCTCAAGTTTGGCGCCCGATCCTTTAAACTCCTGAAACTCTCTTAATACCTCGCCTATAAAGTGGGCGTTTAGGTTCCGGGGTCTGCGGAGCTGCTTGAACATTCCGTTAGACCAGTTTCTAAAAGCATACTGTAGGTCCTGGTAACTAACCGAGCCATGGAACTGCTTAAGGTCTACAATGATCTCGGCTACTATATCCAGGTTAGGCAGGGTAATGTCGTTCTTTCTGCATACTGCGCTAAAGAACTCGGTAAGCTCGCTTACGCTTTTGCCTTGTATTCGTTCGTTCATCTCTCTTTGGTGTTAAAGGTTTTGTCGTACCATTCTTCACCCGTTACTATTGTAGGGTCTATTTCACTATCGTACACTTTTTTATTGCCGTGTGTTTTGATTAGAAGAGCTTTCTCTTTCTCAAGCATATTACTCAAAATAGATTCAATGACTCCTATTGGATTGATAACTGCATCAATTTGTCTTAACGATTGTACTTTTTCAATCGCTTCTTCTATTGGTGTTTTCATCTCTCTTTGTTGTTTAGGTCTTTTAAGGTCTTCAGTTTTGCCGCTGCTAATTGCTTGGCGTCCCACTTTATGGGAAGGCTAACTAAGGACCGTAAGTTACTTTCTTCAGTTATTAGCTGCCTACGGTCTAAGCCGTTTAAGTACGCTTTGTATTCGTCCCC